TGGCTTGTTGAAGGTCCTGGGTCGGGTTGGGCTATCTTGATCAAGAAACCGTCCTAATTATTCCTATGGACCTCTCTGATCCTTCAGTGCAAGCAGCTCTTTGGCTGAGTGCTTTTGCTGCTTCTGAACTTATTGCTGTTTCTCGTTTGAAAGAAAACAGTCTCATACAATTGGGAGTGAAACTATTCCGAGTTCTTTATGGCAGCCGCTCCAAAAAAGTCTCTAAATAAGACTGAAGGTCTGGCTTCAGAAGGTGATCTTTATTCTCTTCACCGTCTGGTAGCCACCAAACTTATTGATCAGTTGAATCGTGATGATGTAAAAGCATCTGACCTTGCAAACGCAATTAAGTTCCTTAAAGATCAAGGCATTACTGCTCTTAACGGTGGTGATGTTTCTGCTATCTCCGAAATGATTTCTGCTTTGCCAGAAGTCGATATGAAGAAAGTTAGGTCTTATATTAGTGCTTAGGAACTAATCCTTCCTTTATGTACAAAGCAGAGCCCTCGGTATGGTGATTCGTTCGCCTGCCGGGGGCTTTGTCTATATGACCCCTGAGGCTGCTATGGCGAACCTTCAAGCCCTCCAGCGTCGTGAAGCGGTTAAGCAATGGAGACAGTCAATCAAAGATGCCTTTGGCTGTAAATGTGCCTACTGCGGGGTTCAAAGCAGTGACCTAACTCTTGATCACGTTCACCCCAAAACTAAAGGTGGTGAGGATTTAGCAACCAACATCGTCCCAGCTTGTAAGCGTTGTAACCACGAAAAGGGCAGCTTTCACTGGAAAACTTGGTTTCAAGGCACCCCTGACTATTGTGAGGAGCGAGCTACGCAAATCGAGCAATGGACGAACTACCGCCTATGCCCAATCTCAATCTCTCCATAGAGCAGCAGCTACGGGTGGAGCGTATGAAGCGAGATATTCCAAATGCCAAACGAGAAGACCTGGAGAAGTATCTGCTGCATTTCATCCAAATGAATTTGATCCTGCAGAATAACTTGAGCCAAGTGTTCAAGTGGGCCAACAATGCCAAGGACTTCAAAACAAACTGAACAAATTATTCAGGATGCTGTAGCTAGTTTTCCTGTTTTTGCTACACACCTTTGGCATTACCTCCGGCTTCCTAGCCCTACACCGGTTCAATACCAAGTAGCTGACTACCTTCAGGAGGGTCCTAGTCGGCGCATCATCATGGCGTACAGGGGCTGCGGTAAGTCGTTCCTTACGGCTGGCTATGTGCTGTGGAGGCTACGTCGGGATCCAGACTGTAAGGTGCTGGTGATCTCTGCAGCTCAGGACCGTGCTGATGCGTTCTCCGTCTTTTGTCATGACCTGCTCCGAAACTGGTTCATGGTCAAAGACCTGTTCCCTAGCGACACCCAACGGTTCTCAAAAGTTGCTTTTGACGTTTACGGAGCGAAACCAGACCAGTCTCCTTCAGTACGTTCCAGCGGCATTTTTGGTCAGATTACTGGCTCACGCGCTGATCTTATCGTTGCTGACGACGTTGAGACACCACAGTCCTGCGAAACCCAACTGATCCGAGACAAGCTTCGGGAATCAATCAAAGAGTTTGACTCCGTGATCAAGCCCGGTGGGGAGATTGTGTTCCTTGGCACTCCTCACACCCAAGACAGTGTTTACGCAAAGCTTGAGGTTTCTGGCTACGAAGTCAGGATTTGGCCTGCTTTGTACCCCACTAACAAGAAGTTTAAGGATTATTACGGTGATCGCCTTGCACCTCGGATCAAAGCTGACCTAGCCAAAGACTCCTCCCTCGCTGGACACCCTGTAGACCCTGGACGCTTTGACTGGGAAGAACTAGAAGCCAGACAGCTTTCTATTGGTCGGTCTACGTTCAACCTTCAATTCCTGTTGGACATCTCACTGAGTGATGAGGAACGGTTTCCTCTCAAGCTCAGAGACCTCTGTGTGTTCCGTTTAAACCGTGAACAAGGCCCTAATAAGGTTGTGTGGATGGCTAACGGCGATAAAGCCCTAGACCTACCCTCTGTCGGCCTTCATGGTGATCTTTTCTACAAACCTGCCCAGATAGGGGATGAGTTTCTTGAATACACCGGGGTTGTCATGGCTGTTGACCCCTCTGGACGCGGCAGCGACGAGCTTGGCTACTCGGTAGTTGCATACTTGAACGGTAATCTTTTCCTCCTTGCTAGCGGTGGCCTTCGGGGTGGTTACAGCGAACCTAACCTCAAGAAGCTTGCCCTCATCGCTAAGGAGTACAAGGTCAAGCAAATATTGGTTGAAAGTAACCTCGGCCTCGGGATGTTCTCTGAGCTCCTCAAGCGCTACCTCGGCACGATCTACCCCTGCAGCGTTGAAGAGGTCCGACATACAAAGCAAAAGGAAGTCCGCATCATCGATACCCTTGAGCCTGTCCTTAACCAACACCGGCTCATGGTCGATACGGATGTAGTCCTTCATGACCTTTCCTCCACAGAAAGTTACCCAAGCGAAACTAGAAGCCAATACCAACTCTTCTTTCAACTCACTCGGATTACCAAAGAGAAAAACAGCATTAGACATGACGACCGCTTAGATGCCCTTGCAATGGCTGTTCAGTACTTTACGGAGTCCATGGCTCTCACAGAACAAAAGGCCATTGATAGCCGTCTTAGAGAGCAGTGGGAGATCGAACGTAAATTCATCCAAGGTGACGGTGGTCTGTCCATTGATGCCATTGGATACGCTAATTCCCTAGAAGACCTCCAGAAGGCTCTGTATGCCTCTTCAGGTTCCTGTAACTGGTTAGATAGCTAAAAGGGGCTAGAGGGGCCTTAGAGGGGCTTCTAGAGGCCTCTCAGAGGGCTTACGTCCAAAGACCCCTCTAAGTGCTTACCAAAAGAGACCCCCTTTTAAGAGATACGACAAAAAGAGGCCTCTTGACAGGGGTGCTTAGAGTGTGGTTAAAGGTATTTAGAGATACTTAAAGATATTTAAAAAGTCTTTTTTAAAGAGGTTTTTAGCTGTCTCTTTTTAAAATACTTAAAGACCCTTTAAGACAGTTTTAAAAATGGTCTTAAAGAGGTCTCTAGCCGTTAACTTAAAGGCCACTTAAAGAGTCCTGTAGTACTCTTAGGTGCCTTTAAATACCTAATGAGAATGGCTAGCGTAGCCCTGATCACCGTTACACCAGATGCAGAGGAGTTGCTGGTGTACATGGCTAGAGTCTCTAACCCAGTTAATCAAGGCGTAGGTCAACGATCAGAACGACTTATCCAATACCTCATAGACCACAAGCATTGGTCTCCGTTTGAGATGGTTCATATGGTGTTACAGATTGAAACCACTAGAAGTGTTGCTGCTCAAATCCTTAGGCATAGGTCGTTTAGTTTTCAAGAGTTCAGCCAGAGATACGCAGATACAAACCTCCTTGGTTCTGCTAGAGCTCCTCACCTCAGACGACAAGACAACAGCAATAGGCAAAACAGTATTGATGATTTGACTGCTGATAAAACTCAAATCTTTTACCGAAGGATTAATCAGCACTTTGAAGAGGCACAAGACCTGTACAGAGAAATGGTCTCAATGGGTGTAGCTAAAGAGTGTGCTCGTGATGTATTGCCTTTGGCTACTCCGACTCGGATGTATATGGCTGGTAGTGTTCGGAGTTGGATTCATTACATTGATCTACGGTCTCAAAATGGGACTCAAATGGAACATATGAATATTGCTAACGAGGTTAAACAAATCTTTTGCAAAGAGTTTCCTACTATTGGTAAAGCACTGAACTGGGTCTAGCTGTGGCTGAGCGTAACTACCGCAAGGAATACGACAACTACCACTCCAAAGCAGAGCAAAGGGAGAACCGTAGTAGCCGTAATAAGGCCCGTAGGAAGCTCAAGAAGGCTGGGTATGACCTCAGGGGTAAGGACGTAGACCATAAGGATGGAAACCCTAAGAACAATGGGCACTCCAATTTGAGGATTCAGAGTCCTAGCCAGAACAGAAGCAGGAATAAGTAGGTCTTTGAGGCCTGCTTTTTTTTTTTTGTTAAGGGGTAAAAAGGTTTTGCTTCAGATTTTTGAGCACTAGTTAGCGCTTGGCCCCGCCTCCGTTACCCCCTGGGGGGGCTTTAGGGCCGCCCTTAGTGAGAATGCGTCGCAATTGCAGAGCTATTGGGGGGTCCTAAAGCGGACTCAGTATGAGATAGGGATGAGACTGGTGAGATCGGGAGCGGGGGAATATATACACGCGCGCAAGGCCACATCTAGAGGCCTCTAGAAGCCTCTCTAAGGCCCTTTAAAGCCTCTCTAAGCCCATCCATATCTGACAACCAGCGCAAGGCCTCTCCATGGCCTCTGAGAGCCTCCTAGCTCCTTTGTAACGCTTTACAACAAAACCCTAGACCTGCTCGTATCAGGCTCTACCTTGGCCCTGTCAGGCACAGGCCTGGCCCTTTTCCTTCACTTCTGACCTAATGACAGACCTTACGTTCAAGCTCGAAGCCAGTTACGGCAGAACAAGAGCCTACCCAGTAGATCAAACAGCCATTTTGCTAGTTCGTCTTGCTAAATCCAAAACCTTACTTCCGCAAGATATAGGGACTTTTGCAGGCCTTGGCTACCGTTGCGTAGATCGTGACGGGTTCGAGATTCAGCCAAGCATTCTGTGGTGATATGAAACTATTCCTCTTTTCCTGTCTTGCTATCGGTTCCCTGTCTTTTATGGCAGTTCAACAGCTAGCAAGTATCACAACAACCAACAGCGGAACTCAACAATTAAACCAATGAAACTCACAGACCTTCAACAAACCCTTATCACTCAACTAGCGGAAGATGATCTGAGATCACCCCAAGAAATGTTGGCCCTTTTGTTAGCAGAAGGTTTCAGGTTTCTTTATTGCGATAACCGTCCAGTGTATAGAGAGAACACAGATACAGACGCCGCAGCCCTTGAGATTCTTAACGAACTTAGGGAATCAGTAAACCTTTCTATCTGCAGTGAATGACATACGAACAACTCTGCTTAGACGTTATTAATTCCTCCTTCTTCTCTTCTCCAATGATCCCTACACTTCTCCCAGCTTACGGTCGTGACTATTCAAAGAAAGCTGACATAGCTTCAGATCTTAACGCTAATAAAGACTTTCTAATCAGCAACATTAGGCCCGCACTAATCAATAAAGAACAACTAGTTAGCGAGGGTATCAAGTCTGTTGTGGTTAGGTATGGCAATCAACGCAAAGTCACCAGCCTAAAACTAGTTAAGGGAGAGTTCAAGTGAAAGAACCTAGCTACGACTACTACTTACAACAGCAACAGTGGTTCTATGAGGACGAACAAATAGAACTAGAAGAACAGGAAGAAGAAGAAGAAGAAGAAGAAGAACCCTATTGGTTAACTGACTCCAATAACGTTATGTCCCGCCATCATTACTGATCACAATGAAAAACCCTTCCACCTTTCACCTTTCCAAAAGTTCAAACAAAAAGCTTGGTAAAAACGTCTACGCTTCAACGTCTAGCTCTGATACTTGTCCCATCACTTGCGGAATGTATAAAGAATGCTACGCAAAGAAAGGGCCTCAGTCCTGGCACTGGAATAAAGTTAGTCGCGGTCAAAGAGGAACAGACTGGTTAAGTTTCTGTGCTGATGTAGAGAAACTAAAGCCAGGCACTTTGTTCAGGCATAACGTTTCGGGTGATCTACCCTATGTTGCTCGTTACCCTGGCGATACCTGGCGCTGCATAGATACTGTGGCTTTAGATCAACTGCAGTGTGCAGTCACAAACAGTGGCGCTAGGTTCTATACCTATACTCACACCCACACTGATACTGTTTACAGCAAGACAAACCTAAACACAATCAAACGATTCTCTCAGCCTGGATTTGTTATCAATCTTTCAACTGAGAAACCTAGGGATGCTTTTAAATTTAAACAGCTTGGTTTCGATGTAGTAATAACTAACACCTTTGTATTTGAGCTAGCAGTTGACTCTATTAAGACTCACAAAAAGCCTGCAACTATTATGTTTGGCGGTGAGTCTGTGTCTGTTATCCCTTGCCCAGAACAATACACTAAGAGTGCAACTTGTGCTACCTGTAAACTCTGCGCGAGAGCTAATAGGGAATACGTTATTGCTTTTAAGAAACACTGATGCTGTATAAATTCCCAGAACTTTTGGGCTATTTATTCCTATTTATCCTGCCCATTATCCTGACAACCTTAGGACTACTGAGAGCCAATTAAATACAACTAACGGCCTCCTAATCGGGGGCCTTTAATTATGCAAACTGTTATTGAGAATGAGTCGCAATAGCAGGAAGGAGAGGGTAGGTCTAGTTGAGAATGACTCTCAATAGCAACAAGTAGAAATGAGAATGAGAATGAGAATCAACTAGACCAGACCTGGGTTCGGTCTTAACTACTATCACGCCACGGGGTACGCCACGGGACACCAGCTAAATTTCCTTTAAATTGCTTTTAGCGCTGTGTCGGTGGCAATGCTAGTCCCAGCTAACGCCAAGGAGAAGTTCTACGCACCACTTAAGCAAGTGGCAGCTCAGTATGTCCCACTCCTGATGGCACGAATGGCGGTGCTACAAGATCGAGCCAATCAGGCACTTGAGTTCCTGGATTCTGAGGAAGATGAGGAGCGAGAGTTGGTATGGATGGATGACGCAGAGAAAGTAGTTGCTGTTGCAGAGGCACAATCCGTCCTTCATAAGTCAGTAGTAGAAGCAGGGATGTGCCAATCGTTAGTCGGTGCATTTGCTGACCTCTTGGAGAATGAGTACCAAAGGATCAGAGAAAGCCGTTGTGCGTTTTTAAACGAGGAAGGTGAGTTGGAATCGCTATACGAAGATGACGAATCAAATAGTGGCTTTGACTGATACTCCTTTGGTTAACCATCCACCTTACCAGAAGCCTCTCTGAGGACCTCTAAGGCCCTCTGAGTACCTACCTGCTCCATCCACCCCAGAAGCACCGTCCAAGTGGCGTAGAGACGCTCTGGGGCGTCAATCAGAGAGTTGTTGAACTGGGTGTTATCCCAATACGCCACGAGACAGCGGTTGGTGAGGTCATCCAGTTCAGCTTTGTCACACATCTGATTGAGTTCTTCCTCGGTGTAGTGGTCAGTCACCTAGCTGCTCCAACTCATCAGCAATAGCAAGTAATGCGTTACGGATGCTGTCAGCAGTGAACTCACAACAACTTCTGGCATACAGCTCATCTGTAGGCACCATTTGATTTACAACAGCACGAAGGACAGCAGAGGCGGTTGCTTCATCATCAATATCAGCGTCGCGGTAGGCATCAAGTACAGCCTGTGCGGCGGGTGAGAGTTCAGTCATTAATCACAACCTCACCACAAATACTCTCAAGAGCAGCCAAATACCCATCCCAAAAGTCTTTCTGTTGATCACCTACAGCTTTCTTGTATTGATCACGAGCGTATTCATATTCATCAATTACAACTTCAACATCAAGAGTTACTGCTTCTGACATTTCACTTCTGCTCCCAAATAGAAGGATCGTGTTGGTCATCTTCTGTAGCTTCAATACGTTCCAACATTTCATCCAAGAACTCAGCTAGTTCTTCTTCAGTCATAGTTACTGGAACTTGACTGGGATCTTGAGGAGTCATGAAGTGGTTTTTTAAGTAGTGGCGAAAGACCTCTTTAAAAGGACTCTTTAAGTATCTCTAAGTACCTCTTTAAGGAGACGGCTAGAGACCTCTTTAAGAACCTCTTTAAGAAGGTACTTAAAAGTACTCAGAGGGTTCTTAAAGAGCCACTTAAAGGGGCCACTTCAAGAGCTGTCCCCTGCTGTCCTCTTGGCGTATGCACCGCAGGTACCTTCTGTGGGTCCTTTAGACACTGAGTCCTGTGCAGATTCAAGGCACGTTGACTGGCTGGATTCCCAGCTTCTACGAAATCCCTACCTACAACAATGAACCGTGTGACTTCCGTATCAAGGTTCTTATGCAAGACGCAGAAGAGATTGTTGAAGAAATCTCTGAGGCGTATGACGCAGCATGTGCCTGGTATCGTGACCAGACGGGGAAGAAAAGTTTTTATGACGCACCGTTTGAGATGTCTCAAGACGGTTCAGCCGTAATCAAACTGACTGCTAAACCCAGCTATGGGGAGTTCCCGTTGCCTGTGGTAGACAGTGAACTGCAGCCCCTTGCTGTTGATTTGAAGCTGCGTGAGGGCTCTGAGATTCTCGTAGCCATCAAGCCGATGTACATCCCTCGTAAGGCACCTCGTGGTGGTCTTCGGCTGTGCCCCAAGGGTATTCAGGTACTCAAGGCTGTGACTGGTGCTGGTGAAGACCGTGGTGATTTTGATATTGCCAAAGCTTTCAGCAAGCAATCTGGGTTCAAGCAATCCAAACCAAACCTGAAAGAACTTGCTACTGTGTCTGGCGAAGATCCTGACTTTTGAGTAAGTGGCCCGACGATTCCATAAGTACGGCAAACGCCAAGCAGACGGGTTTCGTTCGGGCTTTGAAGGCAAAGTAGCTGATCACCTCAACGCATCGGGGGTTAGCTGGGAGTATGAGCAGTACAAGTACGACTTGCTCATCCCTCGTAGCTACACCCCTGACTTCGTTCTCAGTAACGGGGTAGTGCTTGAGGTAAAGGGTTACTTCGATGCGGAGGACAGGAGACTGATCAAGCTGTTCAAAGAGCAGCATCCATCAGTTGATATTCGAATGGTCCTACAAAAACCGCATCAAAAGCTCACCAAAACAGGGAGTATGACCTACGCCCGTTGGTGTGACAAGTACAGTGTGCCCTGGTGTGAGGGTCCGATCATCCCGTCTAGCTGGTCGTAGCGATGCTATGATTCTGCCGGACAAGTGAAAGGACACCGAGACCTCTGGGGCACAGAACCGCCCTGGAGGTCTCTTTTTATGTCCCGCGTTGTTCGCAGATTGAACTGCCCCAAGTGTGGCTCACGCGACAACGTTGCTTTGTATGACGACGGTGGTGAGCACTGCTTCACCCCAGGTTGTACCTATCACGTTTCCGGTTCTTCCACTTCCTTCACGATGTCCACCTTTGCCACTCATGATCCGCACACTGAGATCGAACCGCTTATTGGCTCTTACCACGCCATACCAAGTCGGAGTATTCCAGAGGAGACGTGCAAGCTCTTTGGATATTTCAAGGGTACCTATGGCGACAGTGAGGCTTACTTCTGGCCCATCTACGACAAGGAACGTCGTCTTACTGGCTACAAGATTCGTAAGCCAAACAAGAACTTTGTCCAGCATGGAACCAATCCTGACCATACGTTTCTCGGGCAGGAGAAGTGGAGTGGTGGCAAGCTGCTGGTTATCTTTGAAGGTGAGTACGACTGCCTTAGCTACGCAGCAACCAGGAAGAGTTGGCCGTGCGTCTCGCTACCGAATGGCGCTGACTCTGCGGAGAAATCAATCAGGAGTAATCTCGATTGGCTACTGAAATTTGAAGAGATTATTCTGTGTTTTGACAGCGATGATCACGGACAGAAAGCAGTCAAGAACGCTATCCAACTACTTCCGCCTCGCGTGGGTAAGGTTGGCAAGATCGAGAAGTACAAAGATGCCAACGAGGCACTAGTAGCAGGCGATAGCAAAGCCATCATGCAGATGGTGTGGACTGCTGCTGAGTACGAACCAGATGGAATCATCAGTGGCAGCAAACTGCTCCAAATGGTCCTGGAAGACCCTAAGACCGAAAGTGCTGAATACCCCTAC